TGAAAATGCTTACACAGGTGAAGGACGCAATAAAGTCAAAAGTCAATACTCTCTTCTCTCGTCTATTGAAGGTGCTGAAGCGAAAGAGTGGGTAGTAGGAACTAGGTATCACCCTGCTGATCTGTATAACGATCTACTGCAGATGACAGAGGATCAGTACGATCCAAGAGGTGATAAGATAGGTGAGGATAGTATCTACGAGATATTTGAGAAACCTGTAGAAGAACGAGGTGATGGCACAGGTGAGTTCCTTTGGCCTAGAACCCAACGCAAAGACGGTAAGTGGTTTGGGTTTGACATGAAGATACTAGCCAAGAAGCGTGGTCAGTACCTAGACAAAGGACAGTTTAGAGCACAGTACTACAACGATCCTACAGACCCTGACAACGTACCTGTGTCACCAGACAAGTTTCAGTACTTTGAAAGGAAACACGTAAGAGAAGATAACGGCTACCTGTTCTACAAAGATAGTAGACTAAACGTCTTTGCTGCTGTTGACTTCGCTTTTAGTTTAAACAAACGTGCTGACTATACAGCAATAGTTGTGGTAGGTATTGATGCAGAAAACAACGTCTACGTCTTGGACATCGATAGATTCAGGACTGACAGAATATCTGATTACTTCGAACACATACTCCATATGTCAAACAAGTGGTCATTCAGAAAGCTCAGAGCAGAAACAACAGTCGCACAAATGGCAATCGTCAAGCAACTCAAAGAGCTTATCAAGCAACACGGACTAGCTATAAGTATTGATGAGTTCAGACCTAATAAGAACCAAGGTAATAAACAAGAGCGTATAGCTTCGATACTTGAGCCTCGCTATGACAACATGGGTATATGGCACTATAGAGGTGGTAATACTCAGATATTAGAAGAAGAGTTGTCATCACGTAATCCTGCTCACGATGATGTTATAGACGCACTAGCTTCAGTTATAGACATGGCTGTCAAACCTGCTAGAGCAATACGTAGGAGTAAAGATAACGTGGTACAATTTAATAGTAGATTTGGTGGAGTATCCTTCTAATGGCAGGAACAACTATTGACCTTCAAACCATGATCGATCCTCACGGTCTAGCAGAAGACATTGCAGATCGTTGGATACAATGGCACAATGCAAGACGAACAAAGATTGAAGAGTGGAAAGAGTTACGTAATTATATTTACGCTACTGATACTCGCACTACGTCCAACAGTAAACTACCTTGGACTAACAGTACGACTACTCCAAAGCTTACACAGATAGCTGACAATCTACACGCTAATTACTTCTCAGCTTTGTTTCCTCAGAAGCGTTGGTTTAGATTTGAAGCTAACGATGCAGCGTCAGACGTAAAGAACAAGCGTGATGTTATTCAAGCTTACATGGAAAACAAGATAAGACAGTCTGACTTTGTTAACACTACAAGTAAACTAATTAATGACTACATCCAGTATGGTAATTGTTTTGCTACAGTAGAGTTTGAGAGAGACTACACTGAGTATGAAGATGGTGAACGTGCAGTAAATTATGTAGGTCCAAAGCTTGTTCGTATTAGCCCCTTTGATATCTGTTTTAATCCACTAGCAGCAAACTTCGGTGAAAGCCCTAAGATTGTCAGAAGCATGATGAGCATGGGTGAGTTAGCTAGGAAGATTGAAGAGACTGTAGAGAATGATTACCTGAACAAAATCTTTGAGAAGATGGTAGGTAACAGGGCTGCAGTAAGTGGTAATGACGTAGATATAGACAAGTCTCATGCTTTTACAGCAGATGGTTTTGCAAACCTAAACGAATACTACGAGTCAAACTTTGTAGAGCTTATGACTTTCTACGGTGACATTTATGACGCTGACACCAAGGTCTTCCATAAGAACAGAGTTATAACTGTTGTAGACAGAGCCTATGTAATTTATAATGAGCAGAACCCTAGTTGGTTAGGTAAGTCACCTATATACCATGCAGGTTGGAGAGAGCGTCCAGATAATCTTTATGCAATGGGACCACTTGACAATCTTGTTGGTATGCAGTATCGTATAGATCATTTGGAAAACCTCAAGGCTGATGTCTTTGATCAGATAGCTTACCCTATCATTAAGATTAGAGGTGACGTAGAGGACTTTGACTTTGAACCTGCAGCACGTATATACATGGGTGAAGAAGGTGACGTAGGATACCTAGCACCAGACGCTACAGCACTAAACGCTGACTTTCAAATACAGAACCTAGAAAACAAAATGGAAATGATGGCAGGTGCTCCAAGAGAAGCTATGGGTATCCGTAGTGCAGGTGAGAAGACAGCCTTTGAAGTACAGCAGTTGATGACTGCAGCAGGACGTATCTTCCAACACAAGACTGCAAACTTTGAAAGAGTATTCCTAGAGCCTATACTAAATGGTATGATAGAAGCTGCTAGACGTAATATGGATTACGCAGATACAATAAGGGTTCTTAACGAAGACTCAGGTTTGTTCTTCTTTGAAGAGATTACAAAAGAAGACATAATGGCTAACGGTAAGATTGTACCTATGGGTGCTAGACACTTTGCTGAAAGAGCACAAAGAGTACAAAGTTTAACACAACTTTATCAGATTAAATTAGCAGACCCAACTGTTGCTGTTCACTTGTCAGGTAAAGAGTTTGCCAGAATCCTAGCAGATGAGCTAGGTGAACCTGCCTTGTTTGGTGAGAACGTAACTGTTACTGAACAGCTAGAAACACAACGTATCTCTACAGAGGCTGAAGTACAATACGAAGAAGAACAACAAGTAGCTATAGAGAAAGGTCTATAAATATGTATGGAAACACTAAAAAGAAACCAATCAAGAAGCCAATCAAAAAGAAATAGATGAAAGCTGCTTGGTTTAAAAAATGTAAGACGCAAGAAGACAAGGACAAGATCAAACAAAAGATTATGTCCAACTCAGAAAGTCTTCTGCTTCTTGAAGAGATTCTTGAGTCTATGCTTGAGGATAGATCAACTACGGCTGACTATGACAGCCCTTCTTGGTCACACAAAATGGCTGATCGTATCGGCTACAACAGAGCACTAACCCAAGTGCTCGATCTTATTAACCTAGATAAGGAATAGAACTATGGTATTTACTACTGATAATACTGCAACCACACAGGAAGATCAGAACAACGAGAATCAAGTACAGGAAACCTCTCAACAGGAATCCTTTCTTGATAAACTTGTACAGGCAAAGGGACAGAACTGGAAAGATCCTGAAGTGTTAGCTAAAGGTAAATTAGAAGCCGATGGTTACATTAAAAATCTTGAAGACCAACTCACTCAAATGAGGGAAGACTTGAAGAAACAGGAATACAAAAACGAAGTTCTTGATCAGCTTCAGACCAAGGCCGCTGAATCTACTGCAGCGACTAATGAAGTGCCTAATAATAACAGTAGCACTAGAGAACAGAATACCACTGCAAACTTTAGTGAGGAAGACCTGAAGAGCCTTGTAGAAGAGACACTTGGTCAGCGAGAGTTGGAAGCTAAAGTTAATAGTAACCTACAACTTGTTGATAAAGAACTAGAGGGAAGCTTTGGCACTGAAGCCAAGGCTCAAATCGAAAGGAAAGCTGAAGAGCTTGGTATGTCAATAGATCGTTTACGAGACATTGCTGCTGAGTCACCTAACGCCTTCTTTGCTCTTATTGGTGAGAACAAACGTCCTGTCAACCCTATGGTTTCTGGATCAGTTCGAACTGAGGGTGTCAATATGCAATCCTCTACGGAACGTAATTTCGATTACTATCAAAAACTTCGTAGAGACAATCGTAACTTGTACTATTCCGCTAAGACGCAACAACAAATGTTTGAGGACAAATCTCGTCTTGGCGATAAGTTTGGTGCATAAATAAAGGAACTTAGACATGGCAATGACCACATCTAACACTACGTTCCTGCAACGTGCTCAGGTCTACTCATCAGAATTAAAAGAGATTCTGCGTGATGAGATGATGGCACAAAGATATGTTCGTATGCTTGACGGTTTTCCTGACGGAAACACTTTCAACATTCCTTCTATCGGGCAGGCACAAGTGGACAACTACTCTGAGGACAGTGCTGTTACCTACCGTCCACTAGACACAGGTAACTTTACATTCTCAGTTGATAAGTATCTCTCATCAGCTACTTATATGACCAAGAAAGCAGAGCAAGACACATTCTATTCTTCAGAATTAATGTCACGCTTTGTACCTGAACAAGAACGTGCAATCATGGAACATTTCGAGACAACAACTCTCGCTGCTCCTGAATCTGGCGTATCAGCTAACTCAACAGAAACAATCAACAGCATCTCAATGCGTGTTGGTTCTACTGGTACAGGTGAAGTTATCACCTTGAAAGAGTTTGCTTATGCACGTTACGCTCTGAAAAAACAGAACGTTCCAGACAGCAACTTGGTAGCCATCGTTGATCCTTCTGTTGAGTACACACTTAACACATTGACCAACGTAGTAAACGTGTCAAACAACCCACGTTTCGAAGGACTAGTTCGTGACGGTATAGCAACTGGTATGCGTTTCATTGCAAACGTATATGGGTTTGACGTATACTGCTCAAACTTCCTACCAACAGCAACCGACAACGCACTTCCAGATTTAGCTGCTGCTAACCAAGATTACTCATCAACAAACGGTGTTGTAAACTTGTTCTTCTCAGCGGATCAGTCTGTAAATCCATTCGTGGGTGCGTTTAGACAGCAACCTCAGGTTGACTACGACTACAACAAAGACTTCCAAAGACACGAGTTTGTAACAACTGCTCGTTATGGTGTCAAGTTGTATCGTCCTGAAAACATGGTTCGTGTTGTCACGAAACCAACAGTAGCGTAAGGAGGTAGATTAATGAGTTATGTAAACGCAGACGGTCTAGAAATTCTTACCGCAGGTGAACAGGGAACTCCCGCAAAGCGTGGTACTTCTCTTTCAAGTCAGAAGAAATCATTGGTGATGAATATCACAGGAACAGAAGTTCCTTCATCTGTGGCAACCCCACAAGATCACGATGCTTTCATTCCAGCAGGTTCGTACATCACTGGTGCTCACCTTATTGTCTCAACAGCTTTCACCTCAGGTGGTTCAGCTACATTGACAGTAGGTACTTACACTCAAGCAGGTGCTGCAGTTGATGCCGATGGTATTGACGCAACTATTGCTGTGGCTGATCTAGCTGCAGACAAAGCAGTAGCTTGTAACGGTGCAGCAGTAGGTGGTACAGCGACTGTTGGTGGCGCAGATGTTTATGTCGAAGCTATCTATGGCACAGCAGCATTTACTGCAGGTGAAGCCAAGTTGGTTATCGAATACATTGAGCCTTAATAAGCTAAAGGGGTGTTCCTTCGGGAGCACCCTACACATTCTTAGGAGTTTATAATGCCAAATATAAATCATTCAACACTAACTGATCCGTACTTACATGAGCCTAAAGGAGTTTCCTCTGCAAATGCGGCTGATGTTTATGTTGCTGATGGATCAGGTAGCGGCTCTTGGAAAGACTACGTTAATTATTTATCTGCTGTTCAGCCTTTTAGCAGTGGCTCACCACTTAGTATGGCTTTGACAACATCTGATGCTCAGTTAGTATTTAATGCTACTACACTAACTTCTAGCAACTTCTCAGTAGATTATTCAGCAGGATCATACACAAGATTTAAAAATACAGGTGGAGCAGGTGTTTTCTTAGTGACCTTTAATTTGTCTACAAAATTATCTGTAGGAGCTAGTCACGATGTGGAATATGCTTTATTTAAAAACGGTGTAGAGATAGTAGGATCAAGGTCTATTAGAAATCAAAAGACTGATTGGGGTTCAGTAACTGCACAAGGTGCTGCAGCCTTAGCAACAAACGAGTACATTGATGTTAGACTAAAGGCTGACGGAGCTTGTACCTTAGTAATAGCTAACGCTGTTATGAACATATCAGGAGTCATAACAACATGAGGACTACTCTTCTACAAATGGTTCAGTCAATACTTAGTGACATGGATTCAGAAGCAGTTAACAGCATTAGTGACACTGTTGAAGCCCAACAAATAGGATCAATAATTCAGGATGTATACTACAATATAATAGCTGCTAGAGAAATACCTGAGCATAACAAACTTCTTTCTCTTACTGCTCTGTCTAATACAGCAAAGCCTACACACTTCAAGTATCCTGATAGAACTAAGGCTATAAGCAGAGTAGACTATAATGTAGGAACAATATCAGATAAAGATTTTAGAGAAATAGTCTTTGTTGACCCTATGACATTTATGGACAGGATGGATGAAAGCGGTCTTCTAGTAGAAACATTTGATGGTGCTGTAGATATATTTGTTCAAAATGACACCTCACCTTCTTACTATACGTCTTTTGATGATGAGTATATTATAATGAACGCTTACGAAGTTGCTAAAGAATCAACTTTACAAGCTGATAAAACCAGAGCTTGGGGTTCATCATACCCAACCTTTTCTCAGACTGATGGGTTTGAACCAGACTTGGATCAAACACTATTACCTTTTCTTTTAGCTGAAGCTAAGTCAACTTGCTTTAGCCTGTTTAAGGGTGGCTCTGATGGTAAGGTTGAGCAAGCAGCACGTAGGTTAAAGTCTTACGTACAGAATGATCAGTATAAAACAAGAGTAAGGACTACCAATCAGTATGGACGTAAGTAATGATTGATATAGAAACAGATACAATAAACCAGTATTGTGTAATACGTTCTGATAAAATGCTTTCAAAAATATACGTTGAAAAAGAAGAAAGTGGTTATGCTTTTTTTAAAGTAAGGTTTGAAAAAGGATCAGTTCCCGAAGAGTTGTCTAGTAGATATACTAGTCTAGAAAAAGGTAAACAAGCTGTAGAAAATTATTTATTGAACAAAAAGAAAACAAAAACTGTTCAACGTAATGAGTATGCAGACAAGCGAGAGATGGAACGTAATGGCTCAAAGTCTGAATCAAAAGACAGTCAATAACTTTGTCCGTGGATTAATCACTGAAGCTGCTGAGTTAACCTTTCCTGAAGGTGCTTCTGTTGATGAGCTTAACTGTGATCTACGGAGAGATGGTACTAGAAGAAGAAGACTAGCCTTATCACCAGAAGTTGGCAACCAAGCAATAGCTAATTACTTTTTAGGAAACGATGATGTTGTATCTGTTGGTGATTGGGTCAACGTAGGTGGTGATCCTAACAAACAATTCTTAGCTATTCAGATAGCTGAAAGAGTTTACTTCATAGACAAAAGTACAGCACCCTATTCTGCACAAGCTCACTTAGACTTTGTAAATTTACTTACCTACGAAAAAGCATCTGGTAAAGTTGAAGAAACAAAATGTCAGTTTACTTCTATAAAAGGTAAACTAGTAATATCTTCTTCACAAATGAATACTATAGTTGTTAATTACGTTAGTGCATCTGTTCTTACAGAAACACAAATATCTTTTGAAACTAGAGACTTTGAATTTCAAGGAACAACATCTGAGTACTACGAAACAAAAGCTTTAGCTAGTACAAGTGCTGACAGAAAGTATGATACTAAAAACACAGGTTGGGTAGGAACAAAAGGTGAGGCTGCTCTAACTACTTATTTAGCATTAGATGCTGACAGTAGTGGTGCTGCAGATAACTTATACCCACCTCTAACACATCCTTGGTACGCAGGTAAAGACTCAAGTAATGACTTTGATGCTGCTGAGTGGAATAAAGTATATGGTGGTACTACACTAACAGGCAACGGTCATTATATCCTTGACTTTTTTACCAAAGATAGAGGAACAGCATCAGGTCTAACAGGTCTGACTAAAATGACTGAAGTAGAAAGTTCTAGATTTACAACAGTAGAATCTTTTTCTGGAAGAGTTTTCTATGCAGGTTTAGAGAGTGAGAATAACTCAGGTACTATATTATTTTCAAAAGTAATTGAAGATGTAGGAGACTTTGGAATTTGTCACCAACAAAATGATCCGACATCTGAATATTCGTCTGATTTGTTAGCAACAGATGGTGGTGTTGTAAGAATACCTGATGCTCTTAACATAAGAAAACTATACGCTTACCAAAGCTCTCTGTTTGTATTTGCTGAGAATGGTGTATGGCAGATAACAGGCGTTGATGGAGTCTTTAGAGCTACAGAATTTTCTGTAAACAAAGTAACTAGAGTAGGTATAGATTCTGCGTCAAGCTTTGTTGCTGCAGAGGGTGTTCCGTTTTGGTGGTCTGAGACAGGAATACACACACTAGGGACAGATCAAGTATCTGGTCAAGGTCAGGAACAAAACATAAGTTTACCTACTATACAAAGTTTATGGGACGGTATAAGTTCAGAAGCAAGAAAAAGAGTTGTTGGTCAATACGATCCTGTAAATAAAAAGATATATTGGGCGTACCCGACTAACACTGAAACAGTACTAAATACACTAAAGCGATTTCTTATACTTGACATACCTTTACAAGCGTTTTACCCTTGGGAAGTAGAAAGACCTCCTGCAGTTCTTGGTGGAGGAAACGCAGGTACTGTAAGGGGAGGACAAAGAGTAGTTGGTCTTTGTTATTTCCCTGAGTACTCTACAACAGATACAGGGTACAATGTAAAGTCAAATAATTACATTAACGATGTTTGGTCTGACCAAGATGGTCCTGATGTAAGCATGGGTGCTCTGGTTGTAGGTGATTGGTACAGTATAAAAACTGTAGGAACCTCAAATTTTACTGCTGCAGGATCGGCAGATAACAATGTGGGTACTATCTTTCAAGCGGATAACGCAGGGTCAGGAACAGGTGTTGTAAGGAAAGTAAAGAATGTAAGAATAAGTAAAGAGTTTATACCCAACACTTCAGACCCTAAGATTGGTGTATTGTTTACCTACGGTGGACAAAGGTATGTTTCTGTAGCTTTCTTTTCATCTCCAACCTTTTTCGACTTTGATGATCCTGCTGCTAGCTACTCATCTTTTGCTGTTACTGGTTATGACTTCATAGGGGATGGTTTAGTAAAGAAGAACGCACCTTACATAGTTGTTCATAGCAGAGTAACAGAAGAAGGTTTTACAGGAAACTCAACAGATGGTTATGAATCTGTAAGACCATCATCTTTAAAGGTTTCTGCTGCTTGGGACTTCAATGAAACCTTCAATACATCTCAACAGGCTTATAGGTTTAAGTACCCTATATTACCTAACTCAGATAACCTAGATGACTTTAACTATCCTGAAGATGTCATATCAACTAGACTAAAATTACTTGGACATGGAAGATCCGTTAGAATTAAATACGAAAGTGAGGCAGGGAAAGACTTCGTACTCCTAGGTTGGAGTATAGTACAAGGAAGGAACCCTAGATACTAATGACTGAATATACAATTAGGGATGCTACTCAAGATGATGTCTTGGATATTGTCCTAGCAGTAAAACAATTCTGCAAAGAAATACCTCACCCTGCTTGGTCTAAGATAAACACTAACAAGATTAACGAATTAGTTACTACTCTAATAAATCACGAGATAGGTTTTGTAAAAGTAATAGATCACAACGATGAGATAGTAGGTGCTTTAATAGCTATGGTTACTGAGATACCTATCAATGACTTTAAGTTTGCCCAAGAAATAATGTTTTGGATTGACCCTGAGCACAGAAATGGGAAGACTTCAATGAAACTAATAAACGAATACACATTATGGTCTGAACAGGTAGGATGTAATTTTGCTAGA